TCTAGAAAGATTAATACCAAAATCACAATGATGAGCAAGTCTATTACTCATTCTGTCAATGGTTGTATCTTTCATCACACCTCTGGCGCAGCGTGGTGTGGTAGGAGATCCTTTTATGCGAGAATCACCTTGCAACTTTGGTTTAGGTGGATTATTTTCTACACCATCAGATGAAGCTGATGCTAACTCCGGATTCGGTTCTAGGGAATAGGCCATTTTATTTCTGGTGTCCTAATGTATTAATATTTGAATTTATAATGTCACGATAACATGCAGCACATTCTTCATCATGTTCTTCAACACAAATTTCATGATGACATTCATATTGTTTCATTTTTTCATCATATTCTGCTTGTGTAATAATTTCTGCCTGTAGGTGTGCGTTCATTACTTCAATTTCATATGCCATCATATGTAGTTTGTATAATTCATGACTCATTTAAGCCTCCATTGTTTTTGTTGTTTTTGTATCATCCGACAATAACTCAGCATAGTCTGTAGCTACCGGATCATTCTGTAATCCAGGTAAAACACCCATCATAATAGGTGCTTGGCCAGACAATCCATCAGTAAAGAACCCAACAATCCAATCACCAATTCTTGGTGGTGAAAATGAATTTGAGTTGTTTATAGGTAATAATGGGTGGGCCCAAGGTAAATCTTCTGTTGGTAATAAATTTTTATCATCAGTATGCCATCCAAAGATTCTACATTGACAACGACCAAGACCCATCGAATCTATTCGATTTTCTACAACACCCATCCACCAAATAAAACCATCTTTGCCTAAAAAGTTTTCCATCATGCCCACCAATCTGCTGTTCCAGCTGCTAAAGCCAAAATATCAGGATTACCATTATCCACAGTTGTCACACCTTGTTTTCCACTATCTTTTGACAATTCCAATATAGTTTGATATGCGCTAGCTGATGGTTGTATAATGTGTCTTAAAGCTGTAATCAAATATCTACCTGAATATTTTTCGTCTTCACTTCTAACAATTGTTCCACTATCACCTAAAGCTTGTGTAGAGGGAAAAAATACTTCTACAACTTGACCAACCATAAGGCCTGCAAACCCAGGAACAACAATTTTCATGGTTGTTAACATTGCTTTTGCAATTTGGCCAGTTCTATTTGGAATAAATTCTTCAACAAAAATATCTTTGGTTACACTCTCAGTTGAAGAAAGATATTTGTCCTTTTCTTGGTTTGAATTTCCTGTGGTCAATTTAAAATTACTATCAGAACTTGCTGTCAGAGTTCTTTCAAGTCTATTTTTAAAATCTCCTATTAATGAATACTCATTAAGAGAGGTCGATTCTGTGTCTGCACCATACTTATCGCCGTTAAACCTAGTCACTTGTGCTTTTCTCTGTATTGGATCTAAAGATATCAATTTGTTAGCATATGCACCAGAATTGATACCTTCTAGTACATCATAACCTTTTGGAAATTCAAAAGATATGATAGTTTTCATCTTTTCTTCCAGTGGTTGTTGTTTATCGTTCAGATTTTTTTGTTGATACTTGAAAGTTCTGAAAGAATCTTCTTTGTACATATTTTGCAAAGAACGAAAACTGAAACCATTTTTTGTTTCAAAGAACAACATATCTGCACCTTTGCCAACCGATGGTCTTGCGTAATTAGACACCCAACTTATAGCTTCAAATGGTTTCATCCTAGGAACAACAAAATCATACAATCCCATGGTATCTTGTATATTAACAATTTTATCAATAGGCATTTTCATTTGTTCTATCAAAATATCATATATGATATCATTTACTTGATATCCTTTATACGCTTTACTAATCTTCATTTGTTCTGAAATTATTAATTCATCCGAACAGAAATGTAATGTATAGTATTCAGTTGACATGTTTCCGGAAGGAACTCTGTCGCCCAATTTATAAAGTTTATATACTTTATCGTGCATATCTGGATCATCTTCAGATTTTCCATACACAATGTGTACATACTCTTCACCCGTTAGGCCGTAAGCATCTATTAAACCAAGTCCATCTTCAACCTTTATATAACCCGACACAGAGAAACTAAAAATATCTTCATGTACAGATAATTCACGTAGTATTTGGCGCAAATCAATACTCTCACCCCTCAATGTAATGAGTTTAACGGAACCTAGGTGGTAATTCTGTGGGTAATATATACCCGTTGTATCTTCTGTGGACATTGTTATTGTTTAAATAATTTTTTTATTTCAGATTCAACTTGTTTGACGTAACCAGAATTTAAAATCTTAATACTACGTTTCAATTCATTCTTTTCATTTTCCATTTCAAACACACTAACTGGTCGAGCTGTCTGAGAAACTACACAATCAACAGTACTTGTTTTGTATAATATTGATTCTGGTATCAGAGTGCTGTATTCACTTTGACTAATTGCAATGGTGTCAACTGTTTTAATATTTGTATAATTATCCACAGTTGTAATTGTTTTTTCATAATGGTCTATTGTAGTATAAATGTCAATATTTGGATATTTTTTATCTAAGAAATCATTCATTACACTTTGAGTCATTGGCCAGTCCCATTGTGGACTAACAATTTGATTTGCAAGTAGTACTAACCAATAACGATATACATCACCATAGTATTTAAAAGCTATGATTTCTGGTGTATCACCTTCTTGTATATCATAGTCATAGAATACCATTGGATTTGAAAACAGACCAGGAATAATACTGGATCTGGCCAGTAAATTGGTTCTTATGGTTGAATTGCCATTTTCGGTTACAATTATTTTTGGTAGAGTATCAAAATATTTCATGTTTAATATCCTCTAGCAACACTAGTTGCACCATCTCTATCAATAAGTGACAATTCTTTGAATTGAACTTTCATTTTGATATTTACTGGTGAACCATCTTGGTGTGTTGACCATCCATTTGGTGTATAATCAATCTCAACATTTTCTACCACAGAATCTGCGACTTTATTAATGTATTGGTTTCTTCCATTCAGGAATCTAAAATCAATTTTAAAGATTGATGGTGGTACAAAAATCATACCATAACTGCCTTCTACAGTTCTTGGACGTGAATACATTTTGAAAGCTTCGATAATTTTTTTAACATCGTCTGTTTCCTGTTTCGATTTTGGCATAAAAACAAATTCAAAAGAAAATGTTCTTAGGGGTATACTATCAAACATGAGTTGTTGGTTGGGATTAATCGCAAGGCCTTGCGACCTTAAAAATAATTTACCAACATCAGAACTGGCCACAGCTGCTACTTTGTTAGCCACACCACCAACAATTCCTGGCAAATTTTCTAAGGCATTACCAGCAGCCAAAGGATTAAGAATTACTTCACCATATTGTGCTGAATAATCAAATGTCACGGAATCGGGAATATATAATGATATCTCCGCTTTTTGTTCAGATAGTGGCGCAGTCAGAGAAGATAAGTTCAAACTTTTGGTAAAATCATCGAAAAAATTTGTAACTTCATCTAAAAAGTTTGAACTACCGCCACCCATGAGATCCGAAAAACTCCAAGTACTACCCCCTTCTAAACTGAAAGGTATTATATCATAAATTCTAAAGGTAACATAATGGGCTCTTGTAGAACTACCTAAGTCTTGAGGATACTTTAACACATCTAAACCAAATACATCACCAAATAACGCAGCCAAAGGTCCGCCAGCCTTAGACATGCTAGGGATATGCACACCGCCGATTGATGTTGGAAATGAAATGACAGCCATCTTTATCTCTCTTTTAAATGAATATACATATTTATATGGCTTATTCAGGATATTTTAGACCAAAGCACCCACAGAAGTATGTGGGTGACTATAAAAACATTGTTTATCGTTCGTCATGGGAGTGCCGAGTGATGGATTGGCTTGACCGCAATCCAGATATCATCAGTTGGGCTTCAGAAGAACTTATTATACCTTATATATCACCGGTCGATAACCGCCAGCACAGATACTTTCCAGATTTTCTTGTAAAGATGAAAACAAGAGAAGGTAAAACTAAAACTGTATTGATTGAGGTTAAACCCAAGTATCAAACACAACCACCAATACAAAAGAAACGTATAACTAAACAATATATCAATGAAGTTGCAACATGGGGTGTTAACCAATCTAAATGGAAAGCCGCCGGCGAATACTGTCTAGATAGGGGCTGGGAGTTTCTAATCATAACCGAAGACCACCTTGGTCTCTAACATAAATACACAATGGCATCTAAATTAACACAACTTACCCAAGAAAAGACCGCTGCAGAACTTCAAAGTATGTCCCGTGAGGCATACAAATGGTTGCTGCGAAAAGTGGCCATGATAAGAAATCCAAGGTCTATACCTCCCACAATTAAAAGGGAACAAGACCGATATACAAATAGACCTTTGTTAGGTAAGATGTATTTTTTCTATTATGATCCGAAAACAAAGGCTGAACTACCATATTATGACACTTTCCCGTTGGTGTTAGTACTAGACAAATATGCTGATGGTTTCCTAGGTTTGAATTTACATTACTTGCCACTTAAATACCGAGTGATATTCCTAGACAAACTGATGCAATATGCACGATATGATGAAGATGATGAAGTCAAGAAGATTAAGATAACCTATGACATCCTGGACTCAGCCAGAAGGCTTCGTGAGTTTAGACCTTGCCTGAAACGTTATCTATACTCACATGTTAAGTCTAGGATATTAACCGTTCAACCGGCAGAAATTGACGTTGCGGTATTCTTACCAATTCAAAAATTCGTAAAAGCGAAAGCACAGACAGTTTGGAAAGAATCTGTGCAAGAAATAAGGAATAGTTAAAAATGGCAGGCAATATTAACGACTTTAAGTCGAGTTTTGTAAAAGACCTTGCTAAGTCGAGCAAATTTGATGTGTACATACCTGTACCCATACCTCTCATATTGTATGTTAATCAAGTCAGAAATCTCAATATGAGATGTGAAGAAACGCATTTACCTGGAAGAACGTTAGCAACAGCAGACCTTAAAATTGGTTCTAGTCCAGTTGAAAAATTTCCATACGCCACAACATTCAATGACATAGATTTAACGTTCATGTTAGATGACACAATGAACCATAAAGTCTTTTTTGATGCATGGATGAATTACATCAGTCCAGATTATACTTGGAATTTGCGATACAAAGAAGATTATGCAACAACAATCACCATCAATCAATATGATGCACAGAATAAAAAGAGTTACTCTGTTGATTTGTATGAAGCATATCCAATATCCATGAATCAATTAGACTTATCATGGGGCAGTGAAGGTTACCATAAATTAAACGTAACCTTTGCATACACATCTTGGAAGAACAACTCATTACAGAATCTTGGAAATGATTTGCTTGACCTTGTCGTTGCAGGCGGTATTGATTTTCTGAATTCCGACCTCGATAGAGATTTAGG